TTGTGGCAGTGTTGGCTCTATATGTTAGATAATCAATGCCAGAAATTGCGGAATCGCCTTCTGCATACGCCTGACCGCTTACCCACAACTCTGCGCCAGCACTAGAAGCCGCTGAACTTGCACTTGCAGCAGCAGCCGATGCGCTCGAAGCAGCAGCAGCAGCATCTGTATTAACTCCCGCTATGTCGGTATTCATTGCGCCGATTGAAGTGTTCAACTCGCTCTGCATAGTTACCAGAGCGGCCAGAAAAGCATCTGCCCTGGTGATAAATGTAGCCGGGGCGTCTGTTCTAGCTGGCGCGGTTGGCAGTGTGCTGATAGTTGGTATAGTCATTATACTAGCCCTTCAATTTCAAGTGAGCATCTGGAGGTAGTTGGATTGCTGAGAATTATATCAAATTCTCTATAATAGCCGTACACGATCGAGTCTCGGTTATCTTCTTCGGCCACCCAAACTACGGGAGTCGTGCGAAGATCGGTTAGAGTGCTTCGAGTAACACCAAACGCAGAAGTATTTAAGACTACATCCACGTCCAGCTTGTTCGCATAGGGGCCATCTGTAATCGTTACCCGGCCCTGAGAATCGGTAGATTTTACTGAATAATCGATAATCGAGTAATTAGCTCCGTGCTGCGAGAATCCAAGATCGGCAAATTGTCCGATAATTAACGCCCCGCATTTAGCTGTTCCGGTATCTGTGAAAGTCACAGTGATATCTGCGTTTGCATACGGTGGTAGATCAAGAATCGCCAGGCGATCATCTCGCACAATTGGCTCGAAGAAATAAGCGTACCAATCTTGAATACCAGATGGCGAAACCAGAGAAAATGTTTCGTCATAAACCGTACCCTCGACCGAATCAACGACTTCCACCGTGACGGATGCCGTGTCCACGTTAATCAGTGCTAGGGAATTTATTACTGTTGGCGACTGTAAAACGTACTCCATCCCGCCAGCGTTTTCTGTCTGCTCCTGCACGATCGCATCGAATAACTTCCAGCGATTCGTGCTTGATACTTCTGTCCAGTTCGTGCCGTCGTCTACTGTTGGATCGTTTCCACCCTGGCTATGCACAGATGAATATATCTTGTGAGTAGCTGTCGCTGCGCCGTTCGCTGTAGTCGTTACCATAACCAAATCATCGACGTGATAAGTCGTGCCGCTTAACCATTCAGTCTCGTCTGCCTCCGGCACTGTGGAAGACTGAAATATAGAATCCGTTACCGTTTCCGGTCTGATAATTTTCATTTTATGCCCTCACTGGCGGCAAGCCGTTCTTGTCCCATCGATCATTCAATCGATAGAGCTTCCCAGTGTTTCTCGCCACTGCAATCATGACCTCTTCGACGCTCTGCCGCAGCCCGGAAATCTGATCGGCCATGCTATCCGATGATCGTGCTTGCTCTGCCGTCTGCACTCGCTCCCCGGCGTGTAGTTCTGCGACGTAACCATCATGGGGAACCATATCTAATCCGTCCCGGTGCGAGCCGTCGGGATGGGTGCGCGAAAGAATTCCTTCCGCAGTACCTTCGCCAATAACTTCAGCAATAACGGCTGGGTCTACTCCGCTTTGATTTCCTACCAAATTCACCCATTGCGTAGCATAGCTATCTAATTGTTCTTGAAGACTTGCGCTTTTAGTGCTTCCGTCTTCACTAGCAGTACCCAAGAAGGCTCCAATTCCTCTGCCAGTCTCTGAACTGCCGACAAATGATGCAGCATTTAAATTGGGAGTAATACCTACTGACTTGGCCGCAGCTGTCAATGTTGAATCAAGCGTAGCAAAAGCCTCAACAACACTATCGGCTGTCGCTTGGTCTTCTCTGCGATTAAACCCTTGGAATTGCGCTCCAGATGCAAACTCAGGAACAGTAAAACCTCTATCTCCCAAATTTATGCTTGGGTCTGTGATCAATCCTGCATTAGCAGACATGGTTCCGCTGTCATCTAATAAATGAGCAGCAGCAGCAATTGCCCCTATTGTCAGAGTTACCGGGTTTGTAATAACAGCTAATGCTTTAGCTCCACCTGCTTTTATCCCTGCCATTATGCCCGTGCCACCAGCGGCAGCCCCACCTCCGGCGGCAGCAGCACCACCACCAGCGGTACTTGCAGCCGCAGCCGCAGCATTAGCTGCCATTGTGCTAGTTCCTGCCGCTATTGCTGTCTGAGCAGCAGCAGCACCACCGCCAACCACACTCGACAGAACCGACGCGGCACTTGATGCCAGCCCGGATATAGAGCTACTAATAGATGAGAATATGCCGCTAAACATCGAGCTAATCGACGAACCGATTCCGCTGAACGTCCCGTTCATTACTTCGGCTATCTTAGATGCTGCCCAGTCGGCGAGCATTTGCAGAATCATATTCTTGAAAGTCTTGGCTATATTGTCGAATGCGTCTCGACCGTTCTCGAATAAGTCCATAAAGAAGCCAGAGATGTTGTTCTTCATCTCTTCGTATGCTTTTGATTGCTCTTCTGCGACTCGCTTTGCTTCGGCTTCAATAGCCTTCTGCGACTCGTCGTGCTGCTTTTCTAGAGCTTTCGCTGATTCATTAGCCGCATCGATTGCGTCTTTCTCTGCGTAGAGCTGCTCAGTTGCCGCTACTATCTGCTCGCCCAGTTCTGACGTTGCATCGACTCCGGCTTTCTGTAGATTGTTTCGAATAGCGATTTCCACGTTGCTCATGCTTAGAGCTTCGGTCTCGTTGCTTATCTCGCCAAGTAGTTCCAGAGTCTTAACCCGTGCGGCCTCCGTCTCTGCCGCCAGCTCATTCGCTGCGACCGCTGATTCATCGATCTCGGTAGCGTAGTCAGAGAGAGATCGCCCAGCGTCTTGGTAGTTATCGTCTGCCTCCACTATCTCGGTATTCATTCCGGCGAGCTGCTCGTTTAACTCATCGACTCGACGCTCACTATCCGCGATGGAATTTGAGAATAGATTCGTTCGGTTTTTCCCGGATTGTAAACTTTCGAGAGTAGTGTCGAAGGTGTCATTAAATGCGTCGATTGCGTTCGTTGGGTTCTTCACCGCAGCAGCGAGAGCAGTCATTCCTGCAATCGCGTCATTCTTCATTGTCGTGAACCCATTTCCAACTTTATTAATCGCCGAAGCAAACGAACCCAGCAAAAATATTTTTAGCTTCTGGAAACTGATCTCGATATTAACAGCCGCTTTTCCTGCTGCATTCTTCATTTTATCGAAGTTCATTATGATCGCAGTTGCTGCTATCGCTATCGCTGACGCTATAAAGCCGATTGGATTTTTCATTATTGCGCCATTTAGCGCCAAAACTGAGACCTGCATCGCTTTGAACCCGGCGAGAATGCGTGTCGCGTTTGATCCAATAGTGAACGCCACGAACCCGGCAAGAGCTGCCCCGACGCCAGTAGTAAGAATATCTAAATTGTTTGTAATTCCAACGATTACGGAACTGGCGGCAGATATAGCCGCAGCGAATAAATTAATACCGCCAACTTCTCCGATCTTGCGAAATAGCGATCCGACGTTATCAGATAGATTCGACAATAAACCTGGAAGAGCTTTCATCTGATCTTCCATTGCCGTGCCGAATTTAGTCTCGCCAATTTCGAGTAAATATTCCTGTATTTCTGCGGATGAATTGCCGATCGTTGTGGTCATTCCTTGAAACGTCAGAGAGACTCGATCACCTTCTTTTGATGCTTTGATTCCGAACTCTTTCAGACGCTCGAATTCGCCCGTAGAGGCGTCTGCGACTGCTTCGATCATTTGCATCATATCTTTGCCCATCGCGGCTGACGTGTTGCCATACGACCGCAGAGCGCGTTCTGATGGGTCTAATCCCAACGCTTTGAGCTTGATGAAACCCTCGACCGACTGATCGAGAGTAAACGGAGTCTGAGAAGCGAACTTTTCTAGTTCAGCGAATGCGAATGCCGCGTCTTCAGTGCTTCCGGTCATTGTCTTGAGAGAGCCTTTCAATCTCTCCGACTCTGTGACCGTCCGGGCGAAGCTAGTAACCAGCGCACCGACGCCGAGCGCAGCCATAGCGCCGCCCAGCAGTTTGAATGCCGACGTTGTGCTCTTTGCACTTTTCGCCATGTCGTCGTTAGCGGCATTGACCTTCTTGCTCGTCGCTTGCCCGGTATTGCCGAGCTGCTTGATGTCTTGATTAGCCGCCTTGACTTGCCGGGTATCGACTTTGATCTGTATCGTTGCTAAGTCCATGCTTGTCCTTTATTACGATGCCTCGAAGAACCGACTTCATGCCTGCGGCGATGTCTTTGTTTTCTTCTTCGGTACGGTAGGG